GACAGGGCGGGTACCACTTCGATGGGTTCAACGGGAGGAGGCGGGGTAGCCACGGAGTCGAGTAAGCGTTCACCCACCTGGGTCAACTGCCAGTCGTTGCCGACGATCTTGCCCAAGGTGATCCACTTGCCGTCGCGGCGCACCCGCGCCTCGTTGCAGACCAGCTCGCCCCCCAGGGCGTCCACCAGCTCGAACAGGGTCATAGCCCCCTCCAGAATAGGGTTGGTTAGGGCAGTTAGTATACCACCCTAACCGGTTAGACGCTGTTAGGCGCTCAGGACTGCCGCCCAGTTTTCACTGCCGAGCGAGATATATAGCCCGGACATGTTGGCAGCCAGGGCTTTGGCGGCGTTGGCGGAACCGTTGTTAATGGCACCGCCGGTACGCGGGTACACGTTCAGGGCCGCGTTGGAGCTGTTGACGATGGTTACCATCTCACCCCGCGCATAGTTGGCCGGCAGAAGCACACCATCGCTGGCGTTGCCCGTGGTGACGAAGTTGATAGTCCCCGTCAGCGCCGTCGCTCCCGCCTGCGTCTGCGTCGTGCCCGCCGTGGCGGTGGCGTAGGCACCATCGAACCGGGGCCTGCGCTTCAGCACATTCTTCGTAATACGCATGTCAGTATCCTCGAAAGGGGACCGAAGCCCCCTCGGTTAGGCCGGATTAGGCGCTGAGCACGGCGGCCCAGTTGTTGTCACCCAGAGAGATGTACAGGCCAGACATGTTGGCGGCCAGGGCCTTGGCGGCGTTGGCGGAGCCATTGTTGATCTTGCCATCCGTATTGGGATAGACGTTCAAGGCCGCGCCGGAGCTGTTGACGATGATCAGGGTATCGAACATCGCAATGTCCGCCGGCAGCTTGACGCCATCGCTGGCGTTGCCCGTGGTGACGAAGTTGACGCCGCCGGTCAGAAGGGTAGCCCCCGCCTGAGTCTGCGTGGTCCCCGCCGTGGCGGTCTCATACCCACCGATGAAACGGGCGTTTTGCATGACGTTAGCCATTGTTAGTCTCCGTTATCAGGCGCCGATCAGGGCGACGGCCAGGGCCTCGGGCTTGATCACCTTACGGCCGTAGATGGACAGACCGCGCATGATGTCCCCAAAATCAGTGGGATCGCGCATCGGCTCGGTCTTATTCATGGTCGCCGCAAAGCTGATGGCGTGCTTGGTACCGGCCACCATGACCCGGCGGGGCAGGGCGTTAGACACGGAGGCACCGGTAGACACGTCAGTACGACCGGACACCAGGGCCTTGGCCGTGGTCCCACGCGGCAGCAGGTTGCTGACGTAGGTGGTGAAGCGGTCAATCACGCCGATCTTACCCGAGCGGATGGTCGAGGCGCTGTCGCCGGAGAAGAAGCTGGCGGCGATGTCCGACTGCATGAGGATGTGGCGATCATAGGGGGACATGATCAGCCAGCGGCCCTCGGACGGCACGTTCTGCTCGTCGAGCACGGAGGCCATGCGCAGAATGGCGTTGAGCACATTCTCCGGATCAGAGGAGCTGATCGGGGCGGTGTCGGTGCCCAGGTTGTAGGCAGCGGACAACTCACCCGCAGTGGCGCCCTTGTTGGAAGAATCAGGACCTTCGGTGACGAAGGAGTTGAAGAAGACTTCTTCCTCGATGCTGATCTTGAGCTGCTTGGCGGCTTCCTCAGTGAACATGTTCATGAGGTCGAGGTCGGCCTGCTTCTGAAGCAAGTCAGCGACTTTCACGCCGTAATACTTGCCCTTGTTGATCTGCATGTCCTGATAGATCGGAGTGGGAACCTCATACTGGAGGTTCATGCCGATCTCGTAGTCGCGGATGTTCATGGCCGACGTGGTGCGGATACGCACGGTGTCGCCCACGTTCTTCAGTTCCGTTATGTTACCGCAGAGGCTCTTTATCCTCTGCTTCTCCGAGTTTCCCCGGAGACCAGACTATATCTTCGCGTTATGCTGCGTTAGCCCAATACTTCTGCCAACCGCTGTCGCCGTTGGTAGCGTGTAAAGCGCGGTGTTCTCTGTCCGTCATCAGTTGCAGGTTACCAAGTGCGTTATCGCCCTTGTCGCCGTTTACGTGATGCACAACCTCACCAGGAGCCAGAAGCCTACCGGTGTGCTCCTCCATGACAAGTACGTGTTCAGCTACGTACCCTTTGGAATCAGCACGAGGATGATCTGGTCGTAAGAGCTTACGATAGCCCGCCCAAGTTGTTACCACACCTGGGTGCGCCGGGTCATTGAACGTCAAGCCTGCCATAGCACCGTAACGGCGCACAGTAGTTACTGAGAAACCAAGTTCAGCAGCAATAGCCGGTACCGGAGTACCACACTGCGCTAACTCGGTGATACGGGCTTTGTCCGTTTCTGTTAGCCAATGGCGAGGATGATATTCAATCCCATACCGCTTAAGGTATCTTAGCACCAGCTTCTTAGAAACGCCATACTTTTCAGCAACTTTGATCGACGTGCCCAGCTTTTCGTAGGCTTCTTGCAACTCCTCTTTGGTCACAAAGAACTTTTTCTCCGCCATTGTTAGTGTCTCCCAAGTATTGAGTAAACTTAGGGTACACCTAACAGGGTTAACATGCAAACGCGCCCCGCACTCGTGGCCTCTCTTCGTCCGGTCTGGACGGTACAGGCTAGTCGTTGAGCCTTCCACCTGTTCCCAGGCGGCTTGGCTGCTGATTGCCCAATCCATGCCGGTTTTCAAACCGTCGCGGTCTCCATTACTGGCATACGCTGTGGTCGACATGGCTCTAAGGGGTTTCCAGCAATTCACGGGGTTTAGCGAAGGCTTAACTGCTTGATTAAGCTACAAAACCTTCGTAGTCGGTACTGCAAATCTCCGACAGCATGGTCTGCGCGTAGAATTGTACGAGCAGCTTCTTCGACCACAGGGTCGGGATGAAGGTACCGGAATAAGCCGGATCGGTGGCATAAGGGGCGTTGAGCGGATACACAACGCCGGGGTTAACGGTCGCCATAACGGTCTCCAGAGGACACAGGGTTTTACTGTGCCGGGACCAGGCGACCGTGTTAGAGGGTGTTAGACGCTAATGCGTCCCTCCGCGTAGGCAGCACTGATCTCGGCGTCTAAACGCTTCGCCTCGTCAATGCGACCTTGAGCGGTAAGGTGCTGGATGCGGTTGAACAACGCCTCCGCCTCGCCCATGGTGTACGTCTTCTTGCCCCCGGATGAGGGCGCGGAAGTCGTCGCACGACTTGGCTGGACTTGACGCTGCAACTCTTGCTCTCGACTGAGCTTTGGTGGCTCTACCGCCGGTGCAGGGGCGCGGGACCGCTTGAACAGCTCCACGTAACTCTTCACCGCCTCGACATCCCCCCGCTGGTACGCGGCTTGCGCCACGACACGGCGAGGCCCCCGGATCAGGGGGTCAACTTCATCCAGCCAGGCGGCCCACGCCGGGTCGGCATTGATCTGTTTGAAGTCCGGCACGGCATCCTGAAGCTGAGTCTCAAACGAGACCGTGCGCACCTGGGTGCCCTGCTGCGCTAGTTGCGCCTTCAACTCCTCGACCTGCTTACGCAGTTCCCGAGTCGTGTCCAACGTAATGCGCCGTTGAATGTCGACAAAGTCTTCGCCGTAGTTGGCAACGTCTTCGTCCGAGACGTACTTATCCGGTTCCTTGGGTTGCTCCGCCGGGGGTGGAGGGGCTTGCATCTGCTGCTGCATCTGGGCGAGCACGCCCTGCAACTCACGGACTTGGGCATGTAAGCGGGGCACTTCGGCGTCGTACTTGCCTTGCAGGCGACGATACTTGTGCTCCCACTTCTCCTCCGGCACCTCCTGGGGTTCCGGGTGGGGTACGTCGGTTGACGCTACGGGGGCCGCCGTGACCGGCTCAGGGCTCGGCTCGGGTGCGGGGTGGATATCCTCAGTCTGCCCGTCAGGCAGGGTTTCCGGCTCAACGGGGGCTTGAAGTTGCTGCTCCAACGCAGCGAGTTCTTCCGTCGCGGCAGCGACGGCCTTGGGTAACGTCATGGATCATCTCCAGAGGGGCCAACGTGGCGAACGGGGCCGGGTTTACCGGTAAGCCGTCCGGGGAACTGGTCTGCCTTGGGTGGCCGGGAGCCTCAGCTCAACCGGCCTAGGGCTTCGGGGGCCTTGCTAATGGCCTGAAGCAGGTCTTTCAGCACCGCGTACTCCCCTTGCAGGCGGTAAATCACCATCGTCGCGTCGGCTTTCGCCATCTGATCGCTGGTTTTTACCATCACATCTGTCAACAAGTCGCGGAGCGGGGCCATTTCTGGTGAGCCGCACCGGGCAAGTGCCTGGATTTGCTGGGGAGTCGCGCTGCTAAACAAACTCATAGCAGGGTATTTACACCTAACTAACAGGCTTGTCAAGGACTAACCGAATAAATTGACCGGCAACTGCCCCTTGGACGCGGCGTCTTCTCGGGGGCGATGGCCTAGCTCTCGGCGCAAGCGCCGCATACCGCGTTTCCGCCAGCCGGCCAAAAAGGGTGCGCAGTACAGAATCCGTGCTTAGGCGTTGCCATGAGCGTGCCAGGGCCGATTCCCACCTCCGATAGCGGCGCTGCGCATTGAAATAGTGCTACCGATTGATACGGCAGGCTCGGTAGCCAGCCTTTGCGCGTTTAGCGCATGTTCGGTCGTGGGCTCACATTGTTCGAGTCCCGTCCGCCCTGGCGACTACCATCGGGCAGCGTGGGGGCGGGTTTCTTGGCGGGGACCGCGCCTTTGGGGCCTTGGTCAGGCGCTGGGAGGGCGCCCTGGGCCATCTGCATCTGCATCATCGCCTGCTGGGCCATCGCCTGCTGCTGGAGTCGTTGTTCCAACTCCTCGCGGGTCGGGACCAGGCGGTCGGGGTTCACGTCCAGCAGCTTGGCGTTCTCGCGCAGCAGCTCCGCCGCGCCCAGCGGGCCGACGATCTCCTGGGCTACGGGCGAACCGAGGACGACTTGCAGGAACTCGTTGCGGCGCACGGCGGCAGCTTCGCGGGACACGAGGGACATGGCGCCCTTGGCAACGACGCGCACGTCACCGAGCATGTCGGGGTCAGCGTTGTAGCGTAGGTTGTGCTGGTACAGACGTTCCAGCATTGGAGTGATAACGTCAGCGTCAACGTTGGCAACCACATGTTTCAAACTCTTGGCGGCGTTGTTGATCAGCATCGCCAGGCCAGAGGAGGTCCGCCCGGCGCCCGCGACGTGCTCGCCGGTCATGTAACGCGGGATGCCTGAATACTCATCCGCCAGGGTGGCGAACTTCTCCAGCACCGTCAGTAGCTCCGCCGCATTGGAGGTCGGCTGGAAGAAGCGTACCGCCGGGGAGCTGTCCTGGAAGTCGTGGTATTCACTCTGCCAAATTTTCCACGGGTACATCTGGGTGATGTCCTCGCCCGGTGGCAGGCGCGAGGTGTTGATCTCGACCTGGGGACCGGAGGCCACGCCCATGTTGTTGGCCAGGGCACGGGCGCTGGCGTTGACCATGTCCTGCGGATCGCGCACCAAGTCAACCACCGCATTACCCCAAAACGCACCTGGAATCTTCTCGTAGCTGGTTGCGTAGTAAGGCTTGCGCCCCAGGGGGTCGTAGTTCAGCACCGCCCGGATCACTGTCCCGCCCACCAGCCACACCTCGCAGGGGTAGCTCATGAACGGGTCCTCGACCTCCGCTTCCGGCACGCCCCACTCGATCAACAGGCTGCCCGGCACGCTGTCCCAGAGCTGCAAGGCGTCGATCAGGTCGTCGGTATCGTGAGCGTCGGACTCCTTGCCCTCGGCATCCGCCCGCTCGGTGTCGATCCACAGCCATTCGTTGAGCCCGCCAGATTCAAAATCGGCTAGTACCGTCTTGATCGCCGCGTCGTCGTAACCCTCGACGCCGATCATGGCCTGCAACGCCTCACGCGTCAGGCGGTGGCGCTCGATCAGGTAGCCTTCATGGGCGTTCGACGCCCACGGCGCCGGGTAGAGCATGAACGGGTCTACCCGCTCCCACTCCAGCCCAACCGTCTCAACCGGCTGAAGGTCCTGCCCGGACCACTTGAGCTGTTTGCGATTGCGCGCCACCGGTCCCTTGAGGATCGCCGTGGGAAAAGTCACCAGGTCGTCGATGAACTGGCTGAAGGCCCCAGACCACCCCCCTTCTAGGAGCTGGTCCTCGATCTTCTGGCTCATGCGCTCGATGCGGCGTTTGGCCTCTTCTTTCAACTGCCGCGCCGTCTCCTCTTTCATCTGCTGCGCCTGGGCCTGTAAGGCGGCGGGATCGGGAGGTATCCCGGACATCAGGGTCTGCTGATACGCCTGCTGCATCAGCGCCTGCTGCAACCCCATCACCACGTCCGGGGGCAGCTCCGGCTCCGGGGTATGCTCCAACTGCCAGGGTCGGTCAAGGCCGGTTCCCATCAAGGTATCCCGCAGCCAGGAGCAGGCAGCCCGGCACTTCACCGAGGTAATCCCCATGAAGATTTCCGACCCACCGAAGCTGCGAATCTGTGCCAGCTTCTGGCTGTCGTACTGCCCCCGGCGCCGGGTGAGGTTGTCCACCATGCGCTCCTCAACGTCGCGCTTGGCGTCCTTCGCCTCTTCCCAGCGTTCCCGCACATGAGCGGCCAGGGACTGAATGATCGGCTTCGCCTGCGACTTTTCACTCGCAGCACGGGCCTCGTCTTCCAGTTGCGCCGCCGTCTTGAACGGCACCAGGGACATCACGGGGGCAAGGGCCATGGGGGTTACCTCAGCAGCCGCGTCCGCTTTTCTTGGGCATGGCAGGTTTCTTCTTCGCCATGGAAGGTTTGCCCTTGGGCATGGAGGCTTTGCCCTTGGGCATGGCGGGCTTGCCTTTACCCATCGGCGCCTTGCGGCCCATCATCTTGTCGTCACGGTCGTTGTCGAAGGGGAACACCGTCATCTCCAGCCGCATAACACGGTCTAACAAGTTTAGTCAACTGTGAGTTTACGGGGTTGTTAGTCTCATGTCCACGCCCGCGATGACACTGAGGCGGGGACGATCTCGCGTTTACCCCGGTTGATCACGCTGCCGGCGGCGCCGGTTTCGGCAACTAACACCCCATATTGGCACCCATCGCACACGTGACTCGATGCGTTCTTTTCCGGCTTGTCGTCCTGCACCCCGGTGCGGTTGACCTTGTAACGGTAGCCGTACCTGAAGCCTTTGATCAGCTCCTTGCACTGGGGGTTGACGACGAAGGCGGGTTTACCGTCGACGTGCTTGAGCAGCACGCGCTCCACCGCCTCGATGCGCCGTTTGGGGTCGTTAGTGACCGGTTTGGCGACCTTGAAGCCCCGTTGTTTGATGATGTCGACCGGCGAGACCTCCCCAATCTGCTGTTTCGCCCACCCCGCCGGGTCGGGGGCGATGACCACATGGCAGCCCAAATACTGCTCTCTGGCCAGCAGCGGGGCCAGTTTGCGGTCCAAAAAGGTCTCGATGCCCATGTTTTCGCTGGTCAGCTCGTCCAAAACGACTAACTGGCCCCAGGCGTTGCGCTGCAACAGGGCAGTCGCTGGCGTTCGCCCGAAGTCCAGGCCGACAATCAGGGGGTGATCGGGGCTCTTGAGGGCCGTGAAGGGCTTGTCCGCGATGTGAAATTCAGGATTGAACGTCTTATCGAACACCGGCACGCCAGACAGTGACCGGCCGTAGCGGCAGCGCAGGTAGACGTTGATGAAATCCTCGGATTTGCCCGGAATGATGTCCGGGTAATACCTGGCATCGAGGTTGTGCAGGTTATCGGCACGGGGATTGAGCCACCAGGAAGTGCCCTGGGCGTCGGGAGTGGCCTCGTTGGCGTCCGGCTCCTCGCCTTCCTGGGACAGGTACTCCTCCAGGTTGAGAATGGCCGGCGGTTGCAGGTGAATACTCCAGTTGGCCGGTGGGTTTTCCATCTTGTTAAAGTGCCAGGTGTCCAAATCCGGCATGTTGGTGTCAAAAATGGCACAGGAGCGGCTGGGACCGCCGTCTTTCATCGACGGGTAACGTCGCAGGCGCATCAGCAGGCCGTCGACGACCTCAGGGTGAATCTCCCGCCACTCGTTGGCCCACAGGAAGGTCAGTTCCAGCGACAGGGCCTTGCGCACGTCGTCCGGGGTGTCGAGCGGCATGAACATGAACTCGGCCTTGACCCGCGTCCCGTCGCCAATAGTGTGGTCCATGTAAAAGGTCTTCTCGCTGGCCTTGTAGACGCCCCACTCGCCGTGGGGGAACCAATCAGTCCACGACTTTTGCGTGGTGCTTCTTAGCTGGTCGAAGGTGTTACGAACAATGAGCGCACGAGTTTTACGTTCTCCTTGCTCGTTGGGCTTTTGCAAAGTTGCCAGCTTTACCAACTCATGTATGCAACATATTGACTTTCCGGCGCCAATCGGGCCAGCAAGGACGCGGACGAACGCCTGGTCATCCATGAACTCCCACATCGTCCTGGTGATTGAAAAATCGCTCATGGCAGTGCAAAGCCCAGTTCAACGGCAGAGGCGCGGGCTACCGGCAGGTCGGGGGGATCGGCCCAGTCGTCCTCTTCTTCAGGGTAACTGGGTAGGGCCGGGAGGTCGTCAATCACGGCACCTTGGACTTGCTTGGGATGGTTGGGGGTCATGGCGGTAGTGAAGGCGGTCTCGCCGTTGGGGGCGATGATGGTCAGGGTGAGCTGGGGTCCAGTTGGACCGGTGTTCTGGTTGGCCGCAGGTGGCTCGGGTTCGAGCTTGCCGTACTTGGCGATGGTCTTGAACGCCTCAAGCTGCACGGAGGGTGGAGTAGCGGTATCACGGAGCAAGGCGCGGATGTGCGGCAAGGCGTCGTTGGCAATGGACCGGCAGCGGGCGCGGAACGCCTGGCCGGTGTCCTCCACCAGCTCTTGCGCCAGCAGCAGGCGTTGCTTGAAGATCGGGTGTGCCTCCAACTCCGAGGCGTCCTCTTGGGGTATCTCGTGCATCCGCAGGATGTCCTCGAAGGGCTGCACGCCTACTGCCAGGCTGAGGTAAAAGTTGTCTGGTAAATCTTGCGGGTTGATCATCGTTAGCGTAGTGCGTGAGTTGCAGTAAACAAAGTATAATACGGCAAGATCATTGCGTGGCTCCTCCTCGTGTGGTGTGCAATTTGCCGGCTTTCGGGCCGGTATTTTTTTGGGTGGGTGAATGGGTTGGGTGTGAGGAGTGCGCGGAGCGCGCAGGAGCGTAGCGGCGTAGCGGCGTAGCGGCGTAGCGGCGTAGCGGCGTAGCGGCGTAGCGGCGTAGCGGCGTAGCGGCGTAGCGGCGTAGCGG